AGTAGTTGGAGAGGAACGTGTTGTCGCGCTGAATGAGGAGCTGCTGCGTCACGAGCTCGGTCATCGCGAAATCCAGATTGGTGCCTGGATCGGCGTTCGACCGGACCTGGAGCGGCAGGTCGGCGTGGAGCGCGTAGACGTCGCAGTAGTAGGTGTTGTTCGAGGTCAGCGTGAAGCCGGTTCCGGCAGAGCGGGTGCCGGGAGCGCGCTTCTGGACATCGGTAAACCGATACAGCGCGTCTCTGTCAAAGGACCAGTATTTGTCGCTTTGATGTTGTACGGGGACCCGCGGAAACACCTGATCCGCGATGAATTCTTTGTGGTCCTGGATGTAGGCCACGCTGATCTGCGACAGCGGGGCGTCTACATGGACGTCCAACTGAGTGGGCTGCGCCATGAGGATACTCCTGTGCGGGAATCAGAAACCCGGCGACCTTCCACCGGGCTATCAGGGTGAGTAGGTTAGTTTTTGCCCTGCGGCAGCAGGAGCACCGGGACGACGACACCGCTGGAGCCGGAGGCCAGCGCGATGCCGATAACGTAGTGACCGGAGGTGGTGTCGGTCTGGCAGTTGCCGGCCGAGTCCACGCCCACGCGGTCGCCCGGGTTGGTGACGCCGGTGGAGTTCGTGACGAGCTTGGTGATGCCGTACACGCGGATTTCAGCGGCCTTGCCCGCCGCGTTCGGCTTGTTCTGCAGCACGCCCATGATCGGGACGGTGGCGCCGGACGGGAGTGCCGCCTGCTTGCTGGAGTTGGCGACGACGGCGCAGAACTGGCTGGCCGAGAGGTCGGTCGAGGCCGGCAGGCTGACATCAAGAATCGGAGTTTCGTAAGCCATGCGAGGATGCTCCTAACGGGGAATCAAAAACCCCGCCACTGCTGACGGGGTGTGATGGACGGGTGCGGGTGAGACTAGCGGGCTTCCGCCATCTCCTTCTGGTACTCGGCATAGAGGCTTGGATCGCTCTTCAGCGCCATGGCGCGGGCCTTCGCATCGGAGAGCGTCGGCTCGCTTGCCTTGAGCGCGGTGGCGGCGGCATCGAGCCGCGACATCGCGCTGCTGCTCCCCGCACCGGCATACCCAACCGCGGAAAAGATCTTCGATGCCTTCTGCGCCTCGGTGAGTGCCGTGGTCAGCCCGCTGATCGTCTCGGCGTACTGCTGCCGCTGCTCGGCGGTCAGGCTCTCCATGAAGGCGACGTGCTTGGCCGTTTCACCGTGCCAGGGCGCTGCCTGCTCGGTCAGCGCACGGCGACTGTTCTCCGCCTCCAGTGCGGCGACTCGCTCGGCGGCCGCCTTGGCCTCGGCCTGGGTTGCCTCATGCGCGGCCTTCAGCGTGGTGTACTCGGACTCCATCTCGCGGAAGCGCTTGATCTCGTCCTCGGTCAACTGGACGGGGGTCGGGTTCTGGTCGTCAGCCATCTGCTGTGACTCCTGTGCCCGCTGTGGGGCGGTAAATGGGGTTGAATCGTCCGGGGTCACAAACCCCGATTCGTTCGCCACCAGCGGGCGAAGCGAACTGCTCTTGAAAAATGGCCGGGTCGTCAGCGCGCCACCGATGGCGACGTCGCTGATTTTTCGGCCTGTCTCCGGCTGCTGCCAGGCGTCGTACCACTCCGGACTGAAATACCGGAACCCATCGGAGGACATGAGGGCACGGCCGCGCTGTGTCCAATCAACCGAGGCGTCAACCGATCCGTCAGCGTTCTGCCGCATACCGGTAATCCAGCCCACCGCGCCGGAGAGTTTCGTCTGGTGCTCGGCGTCAATCGGCAGACGGTCCTGATAGACACCCGCCTGAAAGTTCTGGACGAACGCGCGGTTGCGCTCCGGGGTGATCTCGATCTTGCCGTAGGTCGGGTGGGTATACGTGCCGGGTTTTGGCAGATAGTTGATCTGCGCTGGCGCCTCGGCGAATGCGCCGGGCAGAAAGAGTCGGAAATCCTCACCGGATTCGCTGTGGATGTGCGGTGAGCCCTCGCGGTAGGCGGACGGGTCGTCATCGTCCGCATCATCCATCGCGAGCGCCTTGCAGAGGCAGTCGGCGGGGTCGCCCTCCTGGCAGGCCGGACAGTCGCAGTCATCGGCCGGCATCTGGTCCGGGGACAGCCCGCTACAGGCGGAGCAAATCTCCCAGTCGGTCGGCTCAGCGGCCTTCCGGCCCTTCCCACCGGCGTGACCGAGCGCGGATCGGTACTCGGTCTCGATGTCCTCTGCGGTCAGATAGCGTTTCGACTGGACGCGGGTTCGGAGCCCCTGGATGAGCTTCTTGAGCATCGGGCTGCGCTTCGGGCCACCGTTGGTGAGCGGCTGATCGGCGTGCACGTCGCCAGAGTCTGGCTCGTCAGCCTGTTTTGCCGCATCGTCGCCAGACACATCGATGCCGAATTTCCTGGCGGCGGCAAGAATCTTGCCTTTCGCCGCGCTCTTTGCCGCATCGCTCTCGAACTGCGTCTGATTGAACCGCGCGAGTGCCGCTCGGACGTGTGCTTCGTCATTGATCGGGAGATGGCGCCCACCGTCTGCGTCGATGTAGGCGAAATCGTCATTGGAGAGCCGCTTGCGCGCCGCGGCATCGAGTGTGCTCATGCTGTCTCCTTTACTTCGCGCCGGGCGCGAGGTTGGCGTAGAGCGGTGGTTGTCCCGCCCGTTGTGGTTTACGCTTTGATCCGGCCGGCGGCGCCATCGCCGTCGCATCGTCCGGGCTCACATCCTCGGCAACCTGCTGGTCGTAAACCGCCGTCGGCTCATTCAGGACGCGCGGATCATCCTCCGGCGGATCGGGCAGTCCGGCCTTGGAGAGGAGGTCGGCAGTGAGGTTGGAGTCGTAGCGGGTGTCGAGCTCGATGCCGGCCTGTGCCAGTCGCAGCACGTAGGTGCCGAGGTTGTCGAGGTCCTGCCGTTCGATGTCGCCGGCTTTCAGCATGGGTGCCTGTTCAACCGGCATACCGTTCAACCGCAAAAGTCGCGGGATGGCCACGTCGTTGACGACAGATTCGATGATGGCGATATAGGTCCGGAGCGCCGCCGTGAACATCTCGGACTTGGACTGGCCGAGCGACCGTGAGCCGGTCGAGGTGTGTCCGAGTTGGATGAAATCGGCAAGGACCGTTTGCGCCATGTCGGTCTTCAGGCGCGTGATGATGGCGTTGGTGTCGAACTGCTTCGTGCCGGCCGAGCGGATGAGCTCGAAGCTGTAGAGCGGCTGCTTGGTCTCCGGATCGAGGTCGGAGGGGAGCATGATGCCCGATTGCTCGTTCTGCCGAATGCTGGTCAGGAGTTGCTGATATGCCTGAAATGCTGCCTGGTCACCGGGGCTCGCGTTTGCATTGTTCTGTGCGGAGAGGATCGAGCCGGGGACACGGAGATAGGGGATACCGGCCAGGTCGCGCTCGATGCCGATGCCTTCAAACTGCTCGACATATTTCCGTTTGAGCCAGGGGAGAAAGGCGTTGCGGATGATACTCCGCCCCTCCGGGTTATTCTTCGCCGCCGAGGTGCGGAAGAGCAGGCTCTTCTCCATCGGGACCATGACCTCGCGGTAGGACGGCGGCCCCAACTGCCACATGCCGAGAATGTTGCCCTGGTCGTCGAACTCCCATTTGAGCAGTGACTCCTGGCCGCGCAAGGCCCAATCGTGCCAGCCGATGCGTCCATCCGGATACCGGCTATTCGTCGCATCCCGGCGCTTATAGACCTGCTCCAGAAATGCCCAGCCCCATGGCAGAAAGGTGATGATCTCCGAGAGCTTATCCGGCCACGGCATCACCATGTCGTGGAAGCAGGAGTCGATAAACTCGGCGCGCCCATCGTCATCATCGGCCAGTCCCTCATCGGGCACAACGGCCCAATCCACCTGCCGGATGAGCGTGGTGAAGGCAAACATGATCGCGCCAATCACCGAGTCGTTGTCGATGATTTCCCGGTAGAGCCTGCGCCCCTGTCTCCCCTGGAGGTCAACAAGGAACTCTTCAAGCACAAAGCCCGCAAAACGGACGAGGCCCGAATAGCCCACCTGTCCACTCATGTCAAGTGGTCGTCGTTCTGGATAGGTTTTACCGGGAGGTACGGCCATCAGGCTCTCCAGACGTTGCGGCTTGGGATAACGGCGGGTGCGATGGCACTATGCGTTCGGCCGTTGACGTACATCACGCCGTACCGGAGCGCGTCCATCCCGTGATCGTCGATCTTGATTGGCTCTTCCTTGACCGGCTTGCCGTCCTGGGCTTTCGCCCAGACGTAGGAGTCAAATTCCTGGTCGGTACAAACCGGCTTGCCCCGCTCGGCGAGGTCGTCGTCACGACTCACGAGACTGTCACGCAGCAGATAGAGCCGGGGCTTGCCATCGCCCGCAGGAGCAAGGCGCTGCTGTACTGCCTGGAT